AAATAAGTAAATATTTAAATGCCATTGTAATAATAAACAAAATTAACAAACTAGAACAAGGAAGTGATAGTAATGTTAAGAAATAGCAAACCTAAAATAACACATTTAACTGAAGAAACGATGAAATTATTAAATGATATGGGATTTAGTAAATACCAAGATAGTTTACATAGACCAATTGATAATATAAATATTAAAGCATTTTATAAAAGTTATAGTTGCTGTGGAGGAAGTTTTGATTTATCAATAAATTTAGAAAGATGTTGTTTTTGCGGAACTGAAATATATCCTTATGTAAAAATAAAAACACCTTATGATAGTTGGTGGTGTGATAGTTGGAATATAGCAGATTTTACAAAAGATATGGAAAAATTTCAAAAAGAGTTAGAAAAAGATTTAAAAATATTAAGAAAAAATGGAATTATTAGTTAGGAAGTGATAGTAATGTTAAAGATTAATTATAAGGGTTATGAAATATCACAAGCAAATAATAATCACATTTCTATATTTAAAGATAATCAAATGGTATTCCATACAGAAACAAATATAGAAGCTGACAAGGAAGAATTAAAACACATATTAGGAATCTATATAAGTTTAGAAAAATTACTAGAAGAAATTGAAAAAGTTGAGGAGGAAAATAAAAGTGACTAGAGAAGAATTAAAATTTATAAAAAATGCAGATAGTGGAATAATACAAGTAAAAAAAGGAGATGATAGTTGGTTCTTCGCAAAAGGAGATACAAAAGAAATCAATGTAAATTTTGATATAATAATGGCAGAATTATACGAAAATAAACAAATGTCAAAGAAAGAGTTTCTTTTAAATCTAGCTACAATCACGAGGATTGCTATTGAATTAGGAATAACAGTAGAAGAACTAAGGGAAAATTTTGATATGGCAATAATGCTTAGTCAAAAAAACAATGGTAATAAAAATGATAGAAGTTGAAGAAAAAGATTACTTAGAAGCATTAAGAGTAAAACATAAAAGAGCTTATGAAATAGAGAAATTGAAAGAACAGCAAAAAGAATTTATATTATATTTAAGACATTTATCAAACTGGTATTCTGCTGATGGAGTAAAGCAAGGAATGGTAAATGAAATTTTACAAAAATACAAAGAAATAATAGGAGTATCAGATGAAAAGTAATTTTAAAAAGATGTGTTATAAATTAGAAGAATATTATGATAAAGATAGTTCGTTAGAACCATTTATAAATAAAACTGGAAAATATATAGTAATAGGTTATTTTTTAAGAAGCAAAAAGATATAGAACCTTATTTGAAATGGAGTTGATGAAATGGAATTTTTATTCATAATTTTAATAGCACTTATAATAATACAAAAATTTAGATTATTTCCCAACCTTGTTAAATTTTTAGTTGAACATTGGCTAATACCAGTGGCAGTTTTACTAAATAGGATAAAAGATAAATTAGAAAGGTGGTTGAATAATGTTAAGTGAAAAATGTGAGATAGCTATTATAAAAGACAAAGAATTCTGCACGAAGAAATTTATAGATAGTGATGATGATGTAAAAGGCTATGTATTATCAGATGAATTGGCAGAAATATTTTTGAAAGTAGCAAATTATCAAGAAAAATGAAAAGATATAGCATTTTACAAGAAGAAAAGAAGTGTTTAGTTTGTGGTTGCGTTCAAAACCTACATATACACGAGGTATTTTTTGGTATAAATAGAAGCAAGTCAATAGAAGACGGATGTTGTGTTTATCTTTGTGGAAGACATCATAACCAGTCAAATGACGGTGTTCACTTTAACAAAAAATTAGATATAGAAATCAAAAAAAGTATGGAAAAAAGATGGCTGGTATATTATAATAAGACTATAGATGAATTTATTAAGAGATACGGAAGAAATTACCTTTAAAACCGTCAGTTAATGCAGAATGTTTTTTGCTATTTTCTAAATGAGTTGTTTGTTTATGTTTACCTCAGACGTGGTATATATCGAATATGTGAACCCCTTTCATCCCATATTCTTTAAAAATTGTAAATATCGTTAAAAATCCTTATAAAATTACGATAAAAAAAGAAGCAAGGTTGTCGGTGCATAGCTTCTTTTTTTATGCTATAATTAAAATAGGTGATATTATGAAAATAATAATAAACGAAAAGATACCTAACTGGAATGAATATATAAATAAAGAACGTGCCAATAAATATGGCGCAAATAAATTAAAACAAGAAGAAAAAAAGCTAATGAAATATATAACAAAAGGGCAAAAGTACACTGGAGAATATCCTATAGAAATAACTATCACTAAACATTTCAAAAATTACAAAGGAGATTTAGACAATGTTAGAATAAAAGGCATTCTTGATGGTCTCGTAGCAAATGGAGTGATAGCAGATGACAGTAATATGTTTATTAGAAAAATAACATACCTAGCAAAGATAGATAAGCAAGATTTTATAGAATTGGAGATAAAAGAATATGACGTTAACTGATATAGCGATAATAATAATATTGGCAATCTTGGTAGTAGTTCTAGGTAACCACGACGATTGATATTTGTTTTACCTTATGGTAAAATATTTTTAGGAGGAAAAAATGGAAAAACAGATAGTATATAAAAAAATAACAGATATTAAACCTTACGAAAAAAATCCGAGAAAAAATGATGAAGCAGTCGAATATGTGGCTAATTCAATAAAAGAATTTGGCTTTAAAGTTCCTATTGTTATTGATAAAAATGGAGTGATAGTTGCAGGACATACAAGATATAAAGCAAGTAAGAAATTAGGAATAGATACTGTCCCTTGTATAGTAGCTGATGATTTAACAGATGAACAAATAAAAGCATTTAGATTGGCTGATAACAAAACAAACGAAAAGGCTAGTTGGGACTTAGACTTGTTAGGAGAAGAATTAAAAGATATATTTGATATAAATATGTCAGAATTTGGCTTTAACGAATTTGAAATAACAGCTTTAACAGAGGACGCAATACCAGATGGCTATGATAAAGAATTAGAAGAACAATATTCAGAACACGCAGATGAATTTCTAGAAAAGAAAAGATGTATTATAACTTATAAAGGAAAAGACCAAGAAGAACAACTAAAAAAGCTACTAGGAGTTGAAGAACTTAAAGTTGTTTATGACTTGGAGGAACTAGTACAATAATGATTTACTACGGTATAGCAAGCTATCATAGACCAGAATGTAGAACCTACAAAACATTAATAGATATGGGAATACCTAGGGAAAATATAACAATATCTTTAAATGATTTGTCAGATTATGAAGAATATAAAAAAAGGTATCCAGAAACTAGAGTTATTTATAGGGAAGGCAATTGTGTAGCTTGCAACAGAAACAATTTGTTAGACAATCATAGAATAGGCACTAAATTGATAATATTAGATGACGATATAATTAGTTTCAGAAAATGGACAAAAGAAAATGCAACCAGTAAATATGGTAAATTGGTTAAATTGGACAAAAAAGAATTTGAAGAAATATTAGAAGAATGCTTTTCGGAAACGATAAAGATAGGTAATAACAAATTTGGCAATTATGCAATATCAAATACAATGATGATAAAAGGCACAATAGAGAGTCAGGGTATATATAGCGTAAATAAGATGTTTCAAGGTTGCTTTTGTGGCTTTATTGTAGACAAAGAAAGCAGATTTAATGAAGAATATAAAGTGCTTGATGATTATGAACTTATATTGAGAGATATTAAAAAAGGCAAATATATTTTGCGTAGGAACGATTTAGTATCAGACACACCAAAGATGGGTACTAGTACAGGTGGCTATTACGACTTGTATAAACAAGGCATACAAGAGAAATATATGAGCAAATTACTAAAAGAATATCCCAATATGTTTAAAGCTAAAAAGAATTGTAGCGGGATAATTTTAAAGAAAGGATTATGAGATGGCACAGAAAGAATTAGATATAGAACAAAACTATGGAAGCCCAAGATGGACTGGAGAGATAGCGGACTGCTCTTTACCATTGACTTTAGATACATATAGCAATTGCTCTTTTGGTTGTGTTTATTGTTTTAGCCAATATCAAAGAGGTATAGGAAAGGGGAAAGAAGAATATAAAAATAAACAAGTAAAATGTATAAATGTAGATAAAGTTAAAAAGATATTTAGTGGAGAAGATAAAAACAATCAATTCTACAAATATGTAAAAGACAAGAGACCAATTCAATATGGTGGTTTATCTGACCAATTTGATGGCTTTGAAAGAAAATATGGGCAGACTTATGAGTTGTTAAGCTATTTGAAAAAAATAAATTATCCAATTTGCTTTAGCACTAAATCAGCATGGGTGTTTTCTGACCCCAAATACCAAGAATTATTTAGAGGGGCAGATAATTGGAATGTCAAATTTAGTATTATTACTTTGGACGAGGAAGACGCAAAGAAAATAGAAGTAGGTGTACCAAGTCCAAGAAAAAGACTAGAGGCTATGAAAAAATATACAGAGTTGTCAAAAGGTGGAGCAACATTAAGACTGCGACCTTTTATACCAGGAGTAAGCGATAAAACTTATTTAGATTTGATAAGAGAAGCAAAAAAAGCAGGAGCTACAGCAGTAACAACAGAGTTCTTTTGCTTAGAAATGAGAAGTGTTAATCAAGCAAGAGAACATTATCAAGTAATAAGCGATTGTGCTGGCTTCGATATTGTTGAATTTTACAGAAAATATTCAAATGGGAGTGGCTATTTGAGACTAAATAGAAAAATAAAAGAACCATATATAAGAAAAATGAAAGAACTGTGCGACGAGCTTGGTATGAGATTTTATGTTAGTGACGCTCATTTCAAAGAGTGTTCTAACAATTGTTGTTGCTGTGCATTGAATAAGAATTGGAATTACAGCAGGGGCAACTTCGCAAGTGCATTACAAATAGCCAAGAAACACGGTAAAGTACAATGGAAAGATATAGAGAAAGATATGTACTTTTTAGATTTTGAATATAATAAAGCAGAGGGCTTTAACACCAATAGTAGTGAAAATAGAGCTAAATATATGAATATGACGATGAAAGGTTATTTACATTATTTGTGGAATAACCCTAAGATGGGGCAGAGTCCGTATAAGATATTTGAAAAAGTGCTGTTACCAGACGGATATGATGAAGATGGCAATATAATATATAAATACAACAATGATGTGACTTTTTTGAAAAGAAAAGAAAAGATTGTAACCGAAGCTGGAGAAGATGAATATAAGGAGATGTAATAATGATAGAAAAGGTTAATCCTAGCCACCCAGACAAAATTGCTGATAGAATTGCTGGAGCTATGGTGGATTTGGCTTATAAAAATGACAAAAGACCTAAAGTTGCTATAGAAGTATTGATAGGGCATGGAGTTTGCCATATAATAGCAGAAAGCAGTTATAAATACACACCAGAAGAAATAAAAAAAATAGTAAATAGAATTGCTGGAGAAGGCATACTTATAGATTTAACAGTAGTACCACAAGATGAACATTTGGCTAATAATCAAAAAGACAATCTAAAATGTGGAGATAATGGAATATTTAAAGGCATACCATTAACAAGCAACGAAATATTAATATCAAGAATATCAAGAGATATTTATAACAAATTTCCTACTGATGGTAAATATGTCTTAACTGATGACAAGCTTATAATATGCCAAAGTAATGCAACAACGGAAGAGTTGAAACAATTTGCTTTAACAAATAGAAAATATGTTATAAATCCACTTGGTAACTGGGCAGGCGGAACTAATGTAGATAGTGGAGCAACTAATAGAAAGTTAGGTTCTGATATGGCACAAAGTGTTACTGGAGGAGGGCTCCACGGTAAAGATTTATCTAAGGCAGATGTTTCTGTGAATATTTATGCTTTTTTGAAAGCACAAGAAACAGGCAAAGTTGTAGAATTAAGTTGTGCTATAGGAGATAATATGGTAGACGACAAGCCATATGAAGAAATAGTGAAAATTGCTAGAGAATACATAAATAAAATAGGTGGCTTTGAAAAGTTTGCCGAATGGGGATTATTTTAGTGCAAAGATATAGATTATATACAGACTTTGGTAAAGGTTATATAAATGATATAAAAACCAATGAAATAACAGAACTATTTAAAAGACTAGATGTATTAATACTAGAAGAGTATCATAAATATTGTAGGTATCTAGTTGTAGAAAATAAAAATGAAGCAGACTCTCCAATATTTCTAAGTCATGGTGAAAAAGAAAGATATTTAGAATTTAAAGAGAGAGAAGCACCAAAAACAAAGAAGCTATCTTTATAGGTAGCATATCGAGTAAATATATAAAAAACACTACATCTGAGTAGGCTGAAAAAGTTAGGTGTGCCGAACGGGAAGGGTAAAGACTTAATATTTGCTTGATATGATGTCTATAAGGCACCGAGTTATATGTTGATATACTATCTCTAGTAGATGGTATACTGATTATATATAAAATGAGATTGCGAGCCTAAAGGTTAAGTGTTCTAATGTTTACCCATACATTAAAATACAGGCTTGTGGGAAAATTAAGTCATAAGGAACAAATGGCAGACCTTTATATAATCAGTATAGTGTCTATTAGATACAAGAAAGGAAGCAAACATTTATGTTTATAAAGAAATATGAATATGAAGAATTAAAAAAGAGAATAGAAGAACTAAAAGAAGAAAATACAAAATTAAATGCCAAATTAAATGCCAAGATGGACGAAAAATTAGAAAAAAGATTAAAAGAATATGATTATGCTATCTTAGTAAAGAATTATAAAACAACAGTTTATAACAATGGCAGAATAGATAAAAGAATAAGATGTATAGAATTTGAAACAAGACCAGAAGATATACCAGAACTAAAAATAATTAAATAATAAGGAGGCAAGGTTATGTATATATGTGAAAAATGTAAAAAACAAATAGGACCTAACGAAAAGATGTATAAAAGAGTAGTAGAAAAGAGACAAGTAAAATATGCTAACAAAATAATTAAATATAACAAAGTAGTAGAAAAAGAAACAAAAGGCACAGAAATAGTTAAAGAGATAAACATTTGTGAAGAATGTAGAAAGAGTATATAATGGCAAGACACGATGGAACAGAAAATTTAATTTCTCTAACAAATAGAACAAAAGAGGAACAACGAGAGATAGCAATAAAGGGTGGAAAGGCTAGTGGAGAAGCAAGAAGAAAGAATAGAAATATGAAAGAGTGCCTAAAAATGCTACTTAGTTTAGATGTAAAAAGTCCTAAAGCAAGGGAACAATTAAAAGCTCTAGGAATAGACAATGAAGAAATGACAAACCAAATGGCTTTAATGGTTAGTATGTTAAATAAAGCACTAAAAGGAGATAAAGGGTGTGCCGAATTTATAAGAGATACATCAGGGCAACAAATAGTAAATAAGGCAGAAATAACAGAAGTACCTAGAATAATAGATGACATAAAATAAAAAAGGGGGATAAGTATGGATGTAAGGTTATCAAACATAATAGCACCCTCTTTTTTTGATGTTCACCACCATTTAATAAATTATGATTATACCCATTATTGGTTCGCGGGTGGGCGTGCTAGTACAAAGTCTAGTTTTATAAGTATAGAGATTATATTAGGAATAATGCGAGACGAAAAAGCAAATGCAGTTGTTTTAAGAAAAGTAAGCAATACTTTAAAAGACAGTGTCTTTAATCAGCTGATATGGGCAATAGACAAGTTGGGAGTATCAAAGTATTGGCAGATTAATAAGAGTCCACTAGAAATGGTTTATTTGCCTAAAGGCAATAGAATATTGTTCAGAGGTAGTGACGACCCACAAAAATTAAAATCTACTAAATTTATAAAAGGCTATTGTAAATATATTTGGTACGAAGAAGTTAGTGAATTCTTCGGAATGGAAGAAATAAGAAACATTAATCAAACATTAATGAGAGGCGGAAACAAATTTGTTGTTTTATACTCATACAACCCACCGAAAAATGTAAACAACTGGGTAAACGCAGAAAGCCTGATAGCAAGACCAGATAAATTAATACATAAATCTACATATTTAACAGTACCAAAAGAGTGGTTGGGAGAGCCATTTTATATAGAAGCAGAACACTTGAAGAAAGTGAACGAACTAGCATATAGAAATGAATATTTAGGAGAAGCTACTGGTACAGGTGGAGCGGTCTTTGAAAATCTAACTATAAGAGAAATAACAGATGAAGAAATCAAGCACTTTGACAGAATTTATGATGGCTTGGATTTTGGTTATGCAGTAGACCCTGCTTGCTATATTCAGGTCAACTATGACAAGACACGCAAAAGATTATATATATTTAATGAGGTTTATGGAGCAGGACTATCTAACGAAAGATTATGGGAAAAGATTGTAAAGAAGAAGATAGGCAGAAGCATTATAACGGCAGATAGCGCAGAACCTAAGTCTATAGACAAATTAAATAGCTTAGGACAAATAAGAGTAATAGGAGCAAAAAAAGGTCCAGATAGTGTAGAATACGGAATAAGATGGTTACAAGATTTAGAAGAGATTGTTATTGATAACAAAAGGTGTCCAAACACAGCTAGAGAATTTGGCTTGTACGAATATGAAAGAGACAAGTATGGAGAATTTAAAAGTCAATATCCTGACGCTAACAACCATAGCATAGACGCGTGCAGGTACAGTATAGAAAGAGAAACAAAATCAAATACTCTTGCCATTGGATATAACAAGATAATATAAGCAACTAAATGTTGCTTTTTTTGATATAATAAAATAAAAAGGAGTTGATAATAAATGATAAAAGATGAAGAAGGATTCGAAGGGGTATGGAGGACAATCAGAGGACAACACGTGTTTATACGTAAGGGCGAAGACCTTGATAGTGCTATGAAGAGAAACAACAAGAAAAGAGGCAACACAGGAACAAAAACAGAGGATAAAAAAGAAGATAAAGAACTAGAGAAAAAAAGAACAGAATTAAAAGCAATGAATGATGACGAAAGGTTAGAATTAAAACACAAATTATCAGAAGAAGAAATTGAGGAATATGAAAAACTAGGCAAGTTAAAAAGAAATGCTTACAAAAAAGGAGATGAAGAGAAAGCACGCGAGTTCCAAAGAGAAAGAGAAAATCTCTTAATATCAAAAATGGGAATGATTGAAAAAAAAGAAGATAAAAAATTTACACCAAAAGAAATTAAAAAGCTTATAGATGACAACGTCAATTATTCTATTGAAAAACACGGAGATGATTTTGGAAGATTTGATGGTGACAGTAATACCGAGTCACTTTACGACACGATTTATACAGAAACAGAAAGTGCCTTGAAAAGAGAACTCACAGATAAAGAGCTAGACATAGTAAACGACACTTTAGACAAATATTACAAAGATGGCTATTATGTTGCTAAAGGTAGTTTTTCTAACAAAGAATATGAAAAAGCTATGTTTGATAAAATGGAAAAAGTGGATTCTGAGATGGCAATGAGGGACTATGATGTTAATGTTAGTCGTTCTTGGTTCCAAGGATTGTTGGCAAGTAGATACTATACAAAAGACGATATTACTGTAAGAATAGGAGACCATCCTAATTCTACGGGTTGGGGAGCTAGCCATAATATGAAAGAACTATACGAGAGTTCGGTTGATGATTTAGTCAAATATGTAGAAGATGAATTTAAAAGAAAGAAAAAACAAAGAAAAGAGGAAGAAAGATGAAAGAGAGCCTGATTATATATACAAACAACAGTGAAAAATATATAGGCAGATTATTAGATAGTATCTTGGAACAAATAGATGAAGAAAGACAAGAATTAATAATCATAGATGATTTATCAGAAGATAATACTGTACCAATAATAGTAAATAAAATAGGATTTAATTTTGAAAATGAGAAGAACTATAAATTCTATATAAACACTACCAAAACAGGGAAGAAAAATAGTATAATAAAAGCAAAGAGAATAGCAACAGGAGAATATAAATTTATTATCAACAAGAAGAAAAGAATAAAATTAGGAGGAAAAGATGATACAGATTAGTAATATTGAAGAATTTAAAGAGGAAGATATTCCTAAATTAGTGACAATCGTTAACCAAGAACTATTAAGAAGAGAAGAATTATACAAAAGATATAGAAGAAAACAATATGACTATGAGATTGTCGGACAAGCAAATAAGGATAAAGTAGTAGTAGTACCTTTTGAAAAATATATTGTAGATATAGCAACAGGATATCTAGGTGGCAAAGAACCCACTTATGAAGTGGAAGAAGTAAATGATGATAAAAAGAAAATCATTAAAAAAGTATTAGATAAAGATATGCCAGATACTACTACCAAAGAAGAAATGGAAGAGATAATCACATACATATTAAAATATAATGATGACAATAACGAAAACTACCAATTAGTTAAAGATATTATGCTATATGGTTCTTGCTATGAAATGGTTTACCAAAATAAGGATAATGAGGTGGTATATGGCAGATTAGACCCACTCCAAACAGTAGCTATTTGGGACTATTCTATTCCTAAAAATCTTATTGGCTTAGTAAGTGTCTATAAAGAACAAGACGTAAACACAAGTATAAAGTATGTAGTAAGAATAATAGACAAGAATGGCACAAGATTATATAGAGGCTTCGATAAAACATATACACAAGAAACAAAAGACAAATTAGGTAACGGAGAGAAAGATAATTATTGGGGAGACGTGCCAGCAATAGTTGTTGAGACAGAAGACAATCTTTCTTTATTTGAACCAGCTATAGATTTAATAGAAGCATATCAAAGTCTTATCAAAAATACTAAAGAAACATTTAACTATAATAATGACGCCAAGTTAAAAATAACAGGCTACTTGCCAGAGAACCCATTGATGGTAATGGACGAAAAAACAGGACTATTGATAGAAAACGAAGAAAGAAAGAAAGAAGACGAGACATTATTAAAAGCACCAGTATTCTATACACCGCAAGATGGCGACATATCTTGGGTGGAAAAGACAATAGATGACGGAGCAACCCAGAACACTTTAAAAACATACATTGATTTGATTATGATGATAACAGGAACGCCACAAGTGACTGACCTCGGCTTTGAGAAAGCGGATAATGCTAGTGCTATTGACCGTAAGTTCTTTACTTTAGAACAAATGACTACTCAAGCTATGCAATTATTAAAAACAGCATATTTACGCAGATGGGAGTTAATATTTAATAGAATAAACGAATTAAAGAATACTAACTATGACTTTAGGAATATCAAAATAACATTAAATAAAAATCTACCAGCTAACGAAAATGAAGTAGTAGATATGTATATGAAGCTAAGAGGATTAATCAGTGACGAGACTATCATTGAAAGATTGCCATTGAACTTTGATAGTGTCAGCGAACTACAAAAGAAAGCGGACCAAGAAGAAGAAAATATGCAAAAGTATATGGGCAATGCTCAGCAATTTAATCAAAACGACAAGCAAGAGCAACAAACGGAAGAAAAGCAAAAAGAAGAAGAGATAAAAACAGAACAACAATAAGGAGATGAAACCTTATGAACGAAAAACAAATAATAGAAAAAAGATGGAAAGAAGTTGACAGGCTTCTTTCTCAACATCTGGGAAAGTATAAAAAGTTAGACAAAAAAATGAGAAGAAAACTACAAGACATATTTAACAGTATCTTTTTCACTTACGAAGAAATAAATAACTACACCACAGATAAGAAACTAAAAGAATTCAAAGAAAAAGTATCTGACTTTTTAGAAGATAATAAAGTAGATGGTTATATAGCCTACGAATTAAGAAAAATAATGAATAAAAAGAAAATAAAAAACTCCGACATTTTAGAAAAAAGTATTTTAATGGCTTTTGCAGAACAAGAAAAACAAATTGACGAGATAGAAACAGAGTTGTTTGAAGAAATAAGCGAACTAGCTTATGAAGATGGACAAGACGAAGCTATAGAAGAATTTGAAATAGAAAAGAAACCGATAAGTATTCCTAAGACTCTGTTAATGTCTTTACTAGCTTTGCCAACGTATAGAGGCTATAAATGGCAAGACTATAGAGACGGAGACTTAATGTACTATGCAAGACAAATTTATAACCAAACAGTAATAAATATGCAACAAGAAAGACCACTAGAAATAGATAGCAATGAATTTAGTTCTGTTCTCAACAGAAGAAGCAACAAATATCTTAAAAAAAAAGATAGAGAAAGAGCTGTAGACCAATATAGTGGAGCATTGAATAACCAAGTGGTGTTTCTAGTAAATCAAATAGCTTTACAAGGTATGCTTAGGCAAGGTTGTACTAAAGTTAGATTTGTAGCAGTAGTTGACGATAGAACGACAGAAATGTGTAGGTCGTTAAATGGACAGATATTTGATATATTTGAGATGAATGTATTTAGCAGATATTCAGCAGAAGATGGGAAGAATATTATATATCGAGTAAAAGGACTACAGCTGGGCGCAAATTTACCACCGATAGACAATCACTTTCACTATTGCAGAAGCACTATATATCCAGCACGATAAAAGGCTTGTATAAGTCTTTTTTTTATGGTATATTTAGGTTGAAAAAGTAATGCTTTTTCAATAAAGAATAGACCCTAGTAATTGTGGTTAATTAAATCTTGAAAGTAGATGTTGAATGGATTGGCAGAAATGATGATTTGGGCAACATCTTAAAATTGAATAAGTTGGGGCTTTAAGCAATAACTTGGGCAATAGATGGAGGAAAAATGAAATTAAAATTAAATATTCAAATGTTTGCAGAAGATTTAGGAGAAGGAGTAGAAAAAGATACTCCAGCAGTTGAAAATGCTCAGGAAGACCTATCTTTTCAAGAAATAGTTAAAAATCCAAAGTATCAGGCAGACTTAGATAAGTATGTTGGCAAGGCTTTATCAAGTGCTAGAACTAATTGGGAAGCTGACTATAATAAAAAACTAGAGGCAGAAAGAAACGAAGCTGAGAAGCTTGCTAAGATGGACGCGGAACAAAAAATCAAGTATGAACTTGATAAGGAACGTCAAAAAAGAGAAGAGCTTGAAAACAAGTTAAACGCAGAGACTCTTTACAGAACAGCAAGTAATATCGCAAGCGAAAAAGAATTGCCTATAGGCTACTTAGATTTATTTGATTTTTCTAGAGAGACAGCAGAAAGTGTTGATGAAAAGCTAAAGAAAATAGAAGAACTAAGAAGCAGAGATAGAGAAAGCTATTTAAAGAGCAAATTAGTAGAAGACTCTCCTAAAGAAAAGAAGAGCAACATTAAATACGACCCATATATTGAAGGGTTTATGAGTGAATAAAAGGAGAGATAAGATATGGCTATCAATTTAGCAACAAAGTTCAGCCCTCTAGTTGATGAAAAATTCACGGCAGAGAGCAAAACAAGTTTAGTTACAAATAAAGATTATGACTTTATTGGAGCACACAGTATCAAAATTTATTCAGTAGGTACAGCACCAATGAATGATTATGGAAGAAATACAACGATAGGAACAGCAGAAGCACAAGTATTATCAAGATATGGAACTATTAGTGATTTATCTAACACAGTACAAGAAGTATCTATGGAAAAAGACCGTTCATTTACATTCGTAATTGATAAAATGGACGAAGACGAAACTCTAGGAGCATTAAATGCTGGTTCAGCACTAGCTAGACAATTAAGAGAAGTAGTAATCCCAGAAGTAGATAAGTATACTTATGGAAAAATGAGTGCAGGAGCAGGAAAAACAGCAACAGAAACTATCACAGAAACAAATGCTTATGATAGTATTACAGCTGGTACAGAATATTTTGATGAAAATATGGTACCAGTAGATGGACGTGTTATCACTTGCACACCAGCTTTCTATACTTTACTAAAGAAAGATACTAAAGCAGTATTAGAAACAGAAACTGGTCAAGATATGAGAATTAAAGGTGTTGTTTCTAATATGGACGGAGTAACAATCCAAAAAGTACCAGCTTCTTTCTTACCAGAAAAAACAAACTTTATTCTTTCACATAAAGTAGCTACTACTCAAGCTATTAAACTAGCAGAGTATAAAGTAAACAATGACCCTCAAGGTATCAGCGGTTCTTTAGTTGAGGGAAGAATCTACTACACAGCTTTCGTTCGCAACAACAAAAAAACAGCTATTTACGTATCAGCACAAGGAGAATAAAATGCTTATTGAGAAAGACGGAGTAAGAAGAAAAATAAGTGATGAAGAAACACTTAAATTATTCTTATTAGCTGGCTGGCAAGAAGTAAAAGAAGAGAAAAAAGAAGCAAAAACTAAAAAAAATAAATAAGAAAAGGAGGCACTTATATGTTAGATGAAATTAGAAATGATTTAGCAGATAATTATAATCCCGAGGATGACGATTTGCTACAATCAATCATAGATGAAGTCACATCAAGTGCCTTATCTATTTCTAATAGAGCAGATACTCCAGAGAATGTTAAAAGTCTATATAGCGAAATTAAACAGTGCGTAAAGGCTCTTTATCTGCAAAGAGGGGCAGAAGGAAGCACTAGTTTCAGTGGTAGTGGTATAAGTACATCATTTAGCAATGCCTATGAAGACCTAAGAAAGAACATAGTTAATTCTGGCAAAAGGAGAATATTCTAATGAAATTAGTTAGATATTTGAAAAAAGCCGAGCTGATGAAAGCAAAAAAAGAGAAGCAACCTAACGGTGCTATTGTTAATACTTTTGAAACAATAAAGACATACAGAGTGCAAGTTAGGGAGCTTAATGATGAAGTAAGTGCAACTGTCTATGGAGCAAACATCAGCAAAATGAAACAGGTTAGCACGGCACTAAAAGATTTAGAGGAATTTCTAACCAGTAAATTAGATAACAAAGAGGATAATGTAAGCCTATATTATTTGAAAATAGATGGCACAAGGTACGGCATAAAAGCTGTACAAGAAAGCGGAGTCACTATTGAAAGATATAATTGATTTATCTTCTGACTTAAAAAAGATGAGCGAAGGAGTAATTGAAAATTTAGTACACGCGCAAAGAGAAACAGCTAAACAGATAGAAATAGATGTTAAAAATTCAGCACCAGTTGGGAATGGGACATATAGAGACAGTATAAAAACAAGTGATACAGTTGTCAAAAAAGGAGAAATAACTACAAAGATAATAACAAATTTAATTGTAGGACCTGCAAAATCGACAGGACAAAGTTATATTTTAGGAAAGCTCTTGGAAAACGGAACATCACATCACGCCATACCGAATGCGTTCGGTTGGGGAGATATATTTGGCTATGATAGTCCTATGTATCAAATGACACTTAATCCTTATTGGCACCCTGGGTTCGTAGCTATGCCTCACTTTCAGCCATCTTTAGATAAAAATAAACAGCTCTACCGAGACAATATTGGTAAAGCTTTGGACGAGGTGTTTAAATGAATGAATTAAGACAAACAATTCAAAAAGTATTAGATACTATAGAAGACATCTCTTCTGGTCCAGAAGTACCAGATGATTTATTGGTAAAAGGAACTACTTACTTTAGCTATAGTGTGAATAGGACATATATAGGCTCTGATTATGATAATAACTATACCTACCAAGTAAATTTAATTGGCTATATAAAAAGACTACAAGACGACACGGAGAACACACTAGAAATAGTGGACAAGGCTCAACAAGAAATAGAAGAGAAGCTAAAAGAACTCAATGTAAAAACTAGTTTCCAAGATGTTACTATTCTTGATAAAATCAGAAAAGTAAATGTAAATGGGACTACAATTTACAATGAGATAAATAATAAGCTCGTATAAGGAGGAAGAATATGGCAACACTTGAAAAGAACTATAAAGCATATAACGGTTCTAAGCTTGAATATTCAGAAACAGAGAGTGGTACTTACACTCAAATTAAAGGTATTAAACAAACACCAGACGTTGGTGGTACTCCAAACAAAATAGACACTACAGACTTAGATAATCTAAAATACGAAACAGCTATCAATGGTTTAATTCCAGCTCAAGATTATAACTTTGAGTTTAATATGGAAGACCCTACAGCAGAAGCTAACATCAAATTAGCTAGCGACCTAGAAGATAGTAATAAAGTAGTATATTGGAAGTATACTCTATCTAATGGTATCATTATCAAATTTAGAAGTGACGTAAGGACTACTATCCAGGGTGGAGGAAGCGGAGATTTAATTGGTTTCTCTATTTCATTAAGCCCAGTTGACGAACCAACAAGAACGATACCAACAGAATAAAGACATATTAACTATGTCTTTTTTTTTATTATATGGTAAAATAAAATTAGGAGGAAAAATATATGAAATATTATGAATTTGAATTAAATGGAAGAACAGTTAAACTAAGATTAACTAGTAATGACTGTATAGAAATTGAAAAGAAAACAGGGAAAAAATTGCTAGATTTTATGGAAGACTATTCTATGTCAGCTACAATAATGCTATTAATGTATATGGTAAGAAGTAGTGTACCTAACTTTTCTATAAAAGACGCAGGAGCATTATATGATGAAATGATAGATAGTGAAGAATTTGGTAGTATGGAGAGTGTACTATTTGACGCAATTTACGAAGGTATGGTGGTTTCGGGTTTTTTGAAAAAGGAAGACTTGGAGGAGATGAAGAGTCTGAACAAAAATCAGGACTTGAAAGAAGAGATAACCAAGAGCCTAGTAGCTTCACAGAAGTAATACTTGAGGCATATAAGCTTCTTATTCAACGAGGCTTCCTTATAACAAATTTATATGATTTGACATTTAAAGAACTTGTTATGATGGTAGAAAATAATAACAAAGGCTTATCTTACAAAATGTGGAAACAAGCAGTGTTAATAGGCTCAATGTTTGGCGAAGGGTACCCAGATACTCCAGAAAAAGCTAGCCCAGAACTATATCCAGCTAAAACAAGTTATAAAATGCCAGATTATTTGAAGGAAAAAGCAATAAAAAGAGGTGTTATGTAATGAATGACAATAAAGAATATGGTATTGAACTCCAACTCAAGACCGATAAATTTAAACAGAGTTTGAGAAACATCTCGCAACTTACTAAGAAAACATCAGCTAAGATGAAAGAAGACTTTAAACTAGGACAAGTTGGTGATGTAGAAAAGACACAAAGAGGAATAGAATATACCACTAATCAATTAAAAAAATACCGTCAGCTATTAGCAGAAGCACAAAAGCAGACACAAGGAATGACTAAGGCAGGCACTACTAAAGCAGGCTTAACAGTTACTAGTAAGCAGATACAAGATGTTGAACAGTACAAGAGAAGAATAGTTATCTTAGAGCAAACATTGAGAAAATTACAAGAAAATTTAGATAAGTTAAATACAAGCAAAATGACATCTTTAGGGCAAGCTACAGCAGAGTATCAGCAGAAATTGAAAGAAGCTTGGAATAGAACAAAGGAAAATAAATTTACTTTTGACAATTTTGCTAACAGCACTAAAGACGGACTACAGCAAGTTAGTGACGAAGCCAACAAAACAGCAGATAATATTGGAAAAGTTGGTAAGAAAGCTAGAGAAATGGGAGATAAAACTAAAGAAGCTGGTCAGAAAGCAAGAGAAAGCAGTACAGTTTTATCAGACTTTGGTAAGAAAATAGAAAATGGTTATAACAGAGGTATTAGGAGTGTTAAGAGGTTTGCTCTATCTCTATTCGGAATACAAAGTATTTGGAGAGTAGTCAGTAGAGCTTCAAGTGCGTACTTAAACTTTGATACGGATTTAGCTAATAAAATACAAGCTAACTGGGTAGCACTTGGTTCTATGCTAGAACCTATATTAACATGGATTACTAATATGTTACGAAAATTAGTTGGCTACATCAATGTATTTGTAAAAGCTTTAACTGGTAAGAACTTTATTAAAAAGGCTTCTGATAAAGCAACAGCTTCTATCAATAATACAGCTAAGGCTACTAAGAAATTGACACGTTCTGTAACGGAACTTGACGAGGTAACTAATTTGCAAGATGAGAGAGCAGAAAGTCCAGACCAGAATTTAGGAATAGCTAATGAATTAGAAGCACTATCTAAGATTAAGCTTAATGAGAAGATAGTAAGATTCATCGAAATAGTTGCTGGAAAGTTAAAAGACTTATGGGAATGGTTGAAGAAAAATAAAGAGATAGTTAAAACTGTAGGTGAACTTGCTCTTATAGCCTTTGGAAGTTGGAAACTAGCTAAGCTAATAAGTTCTGTTAAATTATTATTAGGAACAGCAGGAGTAGGTGGCAGTGGACTACTAGGAGTACTAGCAGTTTTAGGAGCTATTTATGATGTTACTAAGTTTATAGAATATCTAAAACTTTCCAAAGAAGCTGTTGAGGTTACTAAGCAGAAGACAGACGCAGAAAAAAAATTAGGTGATATACAAGTAAATAGTATGAAGAGGTTTAATGAAATCTTGGAGGAAAAGAAAGGCTTGTCAGATGAAGAGAAAAAGAACGATAAGCAATGGAATTTAGCTATTCAGTCAGCTAAGCAAACTTATGAACAATATTTAATAAATGTTAAAAACGGTTATTATTATACTAGAGAACAAAAGAGAGAAATGGAAGAGTATGCTAAAAAAATAGAAAGTGTATCAGGAAAAGAATATATTACTACTGTCAAGACTAAAGTAGATATGGAAGAAACTCCAAAGACAAAAGCATTATTACAAAAGATAAAAGATGTGCTAAGTGGTGGTGGAGCAATGGCAGGAGCAGGATTAGGCTCATTACTTTGGAAATCTGCTCAAGGTGGTAGATTTGCTACAGGTACTGTTGCTTATAAACCAACCTACGGACAATTTGGAGAATATCCAAGTGCTTCGTACAATCCAGAAATTGTTTCTCCACAAAGTCTGATGGAGCAAACCTTATTTAGTGCTTTAACAAAAGCATTACCATTAATCAGCAACACAGGAACTACTGGCGGAGACGTAATATTGAATATTAACGGTAGAGAATTTGCAAGAGCCACATATTCAGATTTTGAATATGAGGGTAATAGATTAGGAAACAACACAAAATTAAGGAGGGCATAATATGGCATTATTAGAAGCAAATACTAAAAATGGTTGGTTCGAACTACCAACACCTAAACCAGAGAATTATTTTCCCTCTTATACTCACGAAGAGAAATCTTACGTAGATAGCAAAGGGTACTTTCATAGAGACATAGTTAGATGGAACAGAGCCAAAGTAGAGTGCGGATGGAATGCTTTAACTCAAGACCAGATTAGTCTATTACAATATTTGTATAGCCTAGATTACTTTTATCTTAGATATACAGACAACTATGGGAATAGAGTCGAAAAAAAAGTATATGCTGGTCCTCTAACAGGAAAAACAAAAAAGATAGACCCTAGCACATACAAATTGCTTTTGACAACAAATGTGGCTATGAACTTTATTGAATATTAAGGAGTGAAGGCTATGAATGATGAATTTACAAAAGCAATAAGACAAAATAACAGACAAATTTATGGACAGGTCAAACTTTTATATAATGGTGGGAGCTTTAATACAACGAATGAAACAACAGTAGAAGCAAGCTCCCCAGACAACCAAGAAATATCTGATATAAATGGAATATTAGATAGTAACTACAATCTAAGAAACTATGCAGGTTTAGAAAGAGACTATTTCAAATTAGATGGGACTATGATATTACCTAACTACTCAACAACAGAGAAGAATGAGGGAATAGGCTTCGTAGGTGATTTAAATGTTTCTACTATTAATCTAGTAGCAAAAGATGATTGGGACTATGTCGTATTGTTTTTTTGGAATTTTACTTTCTATTTTGGAGAAGAATATCCGATAGATTTTACCGTAGAAATTAAAACAAAAAATATGGTAACAGAAGAAATAGAAGATTATACAGTAGAAATTAAAAACAATGATAAAAAAGTAGTGGTAGTAGAACCACAGACATCATCAACAGAGATTTATAGCAAATTAGTGTCAGCTACTATTAAAGTAACAAAGTGGAAAGATGAAAGGCACAGAGTAAGACTAAACAAGATAGAAGCTGGTTACACCAATATGCTGGAAAGCACAGACTTTGCTTCATTTAAAGTTTTGAAACAAATTGACTTACTAAATTCTACAACTCCTAACAATAGTTTCGAATTAGTGGTTGATAACTATAAAGGTAACTATAACATAAATGACCATAGCCTAACAGAAATGTCGATAGCTATTCCCTACATAGGAGTAAAGACAGAAACACAAGGGATTCAATATTATTCTTTGGGCAATTATCAATACTCAGAAATAAGGAATAGTTCAGATGGTATGACAACATTGTCATTTAAAGGTGGAATGGAAGAAATCGCTACAGAAAGCATAGTAGTAGTAGAAACAATACCGACTAAAGCTAAAGAGGTAATAGAAGACGTACTAGACAACAGAAAATCAACAATCGAACTATCTTATAATCCTACAATAGAAAATCCACAAATGGCAGACTTTAGTAATAAAAGAGAGCAGTTGCAAGCATTGTCTACATTAACTTGTTCTTATGTTCAAGAAGATAATACTTACCCAGATGTCAATACTTTCGATTATGAGACTAAGATTAAATACGAGTCAATAAAGAAAGATGATTATATAGATGACATACCATTAACTAGAGTAAGAACAATACCAGTAGTTAATAAGACACCAGACATTTATAACATCAAATTCAGCTATGATGTTCTAGGTCAACAATCAACAGAAAAGACTACTATTTATGAAGCTACATTAAAAGGAACAAAAGGAGACAATGATTATGTTTATGACATAGAAACAGTAACAAGTATTCCTTTTAATGCCAGCACTGGAGAAATATATGTTGATGGAGTAAAAAAGAATGTTTCGTTAATTAATAGAGGTTATTTCTTGATAAATCAAAAAATAAGTGGTGACAATGAAACAGCTACAATAAAAATAATTGCTAACACCTATGAAACAGGAACAAGCGAGATATCAGTACCTAACCCAGAAGTGTTTAAGGGAGACGAGATATCAATAGTTAATAATTATCTGACTACACCAGAGCAAAGAGACAAGGTATCAGAAAATATTTTTGGAACATACACAGAAGAATTTGAACTAGAAACATTCGGAGACCCTGCTATAGATTGTGGAAAAGCTATCAAATTTGATGTTGTTGGTGGCAAAAAGAAAGGAATAGTTGAAAGTGTAGAGATAGACTATGACGGTGGGCTAACAGGAGTAGTGAAAGGAGTATGTCAGAATGTTTAAAGAAAGAAGCTATAGAGAACAGGACTATCTTAACTATGAAGAACTAAATATGCTAGTTGACGAAGTAACAGAACTACTTGAAATTTATAAAGTCAAAGTAGATGACTTACAACAAGAAAAAATGAATAAGTTCGAATTAAATGGTTATCCTTATGTTCAATGGATATCAGCTTTGGAAAATAACATAAAAGAAATAGCTGATAAATATTACAAACCAGATGGTTATATAGAAAATAGAGACTGGCAAACAAAAGAGAACGCAATGGTTTATCAATCATTTAGCTATATAGACATAAACAGAATGATAACAGACGTACTACTTCTCTACAAAATAAAAGACTCAAAAGACACTATATGGAATGGGCAATCTTTTATAGAATGGGAAAAAACATCAGATATAGAATGGGAGGAATATTAATATGGCAAAAGTATTGTTTACTAGAACAGACACAAATGACAAAGTGGAAACTATACCTTTTAAAGATGGACAAATAATTTATACTAAAGACGGAAAGACATACTTAGATTATGGCACAGAAAGAGTAGAACTAATATCGGGTGGCGATACCATTCCTATTGCTTCCGTTATGCCTTTTGCGGAAGTTAATAGTACGAGTCCAATAATGAGTGACTGGCTACTATGTGACGGTAGAGCAGTTTCAAGAACTATTTATTCTGAATTATTTAGTCTAATAGGAACAACATACGGTGCAGGAGATGGCAGTACTACTTTTAATTTACCAGACGTCAAAGGTAGAGTAATAGTAGGACAAGATGAAAGTGATGATGACTTTAAAACTGTTGGTGCTAAACTAGGAACAAAAGAAGTAACGTTAACAGTAGCACAAATGCCTAGCCACGGAGGACACGTAGTGGGGAGTTTAACTACAACACTAGCACAATCTGGTACAGGAATAATTGGTACTATCAATCCAGAGGCTTTTGGAGGAGATGAAGCACACAATAATATTCAGCCAACTATTGTATTAAAATATTATATAAAAGCATTTAGGAGTGCTTCATTAACAGCTGACGTTAAAAATACAAAAACAACAAGCACTAAAGATGTATATAGTTGTCATTATATAAATGATAATCTAGAAAGTCTTAAATATTTACAAGGATTCAAGACTTATTTAGAAAGTAATACAATAGTGATAGAACCGACTATAGATGTTTATGCTATTGTTGAAGCTAGTTGGGGAATTTGGGGTAATAATGGAGCGGAAATTAGTTTGGATATTGCTACACCAGATGGCGCAACGTTAATAAAAAAAGCTTCTAGCCATACAAATGGGCACAATGGGGAAGCTGTTCCTGTCACTGTAGTTGGGCATTATATGCTACCAGCTGGTAGTAGATATTATTTTACAGCCAACGCAAGTGTTGGAACGCTAGGAGGAGTAAAGGGAAATTATATAAAGGCAGTCACAATGCCTAAGATGGACTAGGAGGAATAATATGGAAACAGAAGTAGTAACACCAACCGAGGCTATAATTGATAAAGAGCCAGAGATTGTAATAATGGAAGAAATAAAAGAAGAAAAGGAGGACTAGTTATGAATAGCTATGATTTTGAAAAGATATGTAAAAATGAAATTATAAAGTATTACGAAGAAAACGGTGAAATAACAGATAATATTCATTTAACCATAAAAGATGTTTATGTGGTTTGGCAGTGTAAAACATTACAAAATAACAAGGCTCTTTTAAGTACAACTAATTTTGATGGAATGTATTTTGAATGTACTTATAATGGCGACAAGAAAGAATTATATTTAGACGCTTATAAAAAATGGAAAAATATCAAAAAAGAAGAAAAATATTTTGACAAGGACGTTAAGGGGGCATAAATATGAACTTTCAAGATTTTATTAATAGAACATTGGGAAAGGCTATCGATGTTGATGGGCAATATGGTTGCCAATGTGTAGATTTATTTAACTACTTTAACAAATTATATAATGGCGGAATATATATTAACTGTAGACCGAGTGGCTATGCTAAATCTATAGCTCAAAATAAAGCAAACAATGGCATTCTAAAGTATTATAAAGAAACCACAGTAAACAATATGATTTTTGGAACTGTAGTGGTTTGGGGAGATTGCAGAATAGCTCCTAAGAGTCATATAGGCTTTTTCCTAGAAGATAATGGAAACGGAACTTTCAAATGCTTACAGCAAAATGCTCCAAAACCATACACTACTATAAATAATATGCCATACGAGGGTATTATAGGGGCATTTATTCCTAAACAGTTAATTAGGCAAGAACAACCTAAAGAAGCTGACCAAGTGCTTAGCATAGGCTCAAGAGTCAAATTTAATGGAATGTTTAAAGTGACTTGCATAGATATACCTCATAATTTATTTGGTAGTACACAATTAACAGGTAGAACTATTGCGAAATATCATTGGCTACCTAGTGAAGACTTCACAGAAGTAGATGGGAATGGAAATCCTACCGAAGACCAAATGTTAGGTATTGGCAGTTTAGTCAAGAATGATAATATTTATTCAGTGAAAGCTATTGATGTTAAAACAAATTCAGCAATGTTAAATATCAATGGAAGAGACGCTTGGGTGTTTAGTGGCAATCTCTATGAGGTAAGCAATTCGTGAATACAATAATAAATACAGCCATAAGTACCGTAACCGGTCTTGTTATTGGATATTTAGTTAAATGCCTTGCTAATCATGGCAAGAAAGATAAAGTGCAAAACAAGGCATTAAGAAATTTATTAAAAAGCAACTTAGTAAATCAATATTATGTTTACGCAGAGATAGGAAAGGTGCCTAAATATGTAAAAGAAGCTTGGTATTCTATGTTCGAGAGTTATGTAGAACTGGAAGGAAACAGCTTTGTTAAACACGATATAGAGCCAAAATTTGCTAAACTAAAGATAGAAGATTAGTAGAACTTTACTTTTTCGTAAAAATGTAGTATAATAAGTGTCAGTTGAAGGAGGGAATAGTATGGAAGAAAAAGAAAATACACTTGCTTATGAAATACTCCAAGATATGAAAAGACAAAATAAGAGAATATTTATACTAGCTATGATTGTAATTTCATTATTATTTATCTATATTGGTTATGATAGATACAAAGATAGTATTAACGATAACGGTATAGAAGCGCAACAGCAAATAACTAATAGTGAAAATTAAAAAGCTAATCAGGATGTTAAATAATGACAATGATGAAGCAGTCGATTAAAGTATCTTTCAGTTCTAGAGGTAGAGGCAGTAGTCGAAGCAATACTAAACCTAAGACTAAGGGCAAACTTAAAACTACTACTACTAGAAGAAAGAGAAATAAGAAAAGATAATGTGTAGATTTGAATTTACAAGAAAAGAGATAGCTGACATTAAATCTAAAATATATTTAAACGAAGAAGAAGAAAAGATACTTGATATGAAATTGCTAGATTATTCTATAACTAAAATGGCAAACGAGATGAATATGAGTGAAGCTAGCATATCAAGACGGATTAAGAGAATAAAGAATAAGATAATAAAAGTGTTGTGATAATAAAATGATAAGAAACAGATAAAACCTGTTTCTTTTTTTATTTTAAAATTAAATCAGAAAGGAGCTATTAGTATGACAAAGTCCGAGACTGGCAACGAGCCTATCGGTAGTACCGACAAATACAAGATACTAATTAGGCTTCTTTTATTTAGTTAGGAGGAAATATGTTTAATTCTTACAATCCATATAATAATCCTATGGACAGAATTGATAATCAGATTAGAGAATTAGAAAATCTTAAAAAAGGTTATCAAAATTTGCCTCAACAACCTACAAATATATTCAATGTAGGGAACAATACCCCACAAATTAATTTTGAGGCACGTATGCTTGAAGAAAATGAAAAGCCAGAAGAAATATTGGTGCAAAGAAAAACAGCTTTTATCGACCTAAAAAAAGGGCTATTAAGCATAAAAGAAATAAATGGGGATATAAAAGAATTCAAGATAGAACTTCCTAAGACACCAGAGCAATTGAAAATAGAAGAATTAGAGAGGAAAGTAAAAGAATATGAATATGAACTTTCAGCAATTAATAGCAATAGCTCAACAGATGAAGAAAATGGGAAATCCGACAAATGCGATGAACCAGAACCAAAAAAAGACACTAAACGAGTTCAAAAGTAAAAGCAAAGAAGAACAATGCAATATGATAGCAGAAGCTTGTAATAAAGCAAATATTAGTAAAGAACAATTTGAACAACTTTTAAATGTTTTCAAGTAGGTATCTACCTTTTTCCTAGTAATAGGAAATTGGTTTGATATAGATAAAAATAAGAAAGGAGAGATTTTATGTCAGGAACTGATGTTGCTGGATTAATAAGCGCAATGAATAACAAAGACAGTGGTAGTTTTGGAGAAAATTGGATTTGGATTATAGGCTTATTAATTGTAGCAGGAATATTTGGAGGAGGTTCTTGGTTTGGAAACCGTAGTAACGGAACAATAGCTAATGATAATTTATTAGGAGAAGAATTTATCAAGAGAGATATTTTCAACACTAATCAAAATGTTTCTAACACAGGTTGTCAAACTCAAAGAGATGTACTTGAAAGTAGATATGCTACACAATTAGGGTTAGATAATCTAGGAGCAAAAATGCAAAACTGTTGCTGTGAAACGCAAAAAGAGATTTTGCAAAACAGATACGACAATGCTTTACAAACAAATACACTCCAAGCTCAAATGTCGACAAATGCTTTACAAAACCAAATGCAATTAGCAGAATGTTGCTGTAATTTAAGAGCCGAGGGCTTGGCAAACACTCAAAAGATTATTGACCTTATCCAACAAGAGAAAATTGACCAACTAAGAGAACAAGTCAATACATCTAATTTAGCTTTATTTGGTGCTAATTTAGCTACTCAAATAACTAATTCTATTATACCTAAACCAGTACCAGCCTACCCTAGTTGTAGCCCATTTATGACAACAACTTATGGTTACAATAATGGTTGTGGTAACACTTTATATTAGTAGACTAGTGAACTACTTCCCTATTTAATAGGTAGATAAAGTATAGGGAATAAACTCTATACTTTTTTTATAGAAAGGAGAAAAATATGAATTGCAGAAACACTATACAAATAACATCAGCAACTACTACATCTACAGGAGTAGTATTAATACCAGCAAGAGCAATTACACAGACTAATTTAACGAATACAGGTAAATATAATATGATTATAGCTTGTGGAGTAAGAGCTACAGCTAGCTTACCAGTATATATTCAAACAAGTGCTGGGAACGTGCCATTATTATGTAAATTTGGAAACCAAGTATACTCTAATCAATTACAGAAAAGATACCGATACACTATAGGTTACGGTAATAAAAATGAAAGTTACACTCTAGGACAATTTATTGTATTTAATAACCTACAATGTCCTTGTCCTACAACAGCAGGTAATTCTAATGAAGCAACTACTAAAGTAATTAGAAAGGAGTAAAATAAATTGGAAATTAAAAGTATGTTAACTAAGATTATAGAGAAGAATAAAACAGAAGATATGTCTAAATTGCAAGATATGTTAGATAATCTTATATGCGATTTAAAAGGACAAAAGCCAGAATTATATAAGGAATATAAAAAGGCATTGTACGAGCTAGCTTATGGTAAAGTGATTTTAGAAGATAAGGCTAAAGAGATAGTAGAGAATATGAAACCATACGGTGAGCATTTTAAACTAGAAGAAGCTAAAAGAATGAAAGAAGAACATTCTATCAAACATAGTGCAAGTGACATTTATTTAGTTATAAATTCTTTGTATAATGATTATCACGAAATATTAGGAGAAGATAACGATACATATATTAAAATGACTAAGCTTTGGTTGGATGATACCGATAGTGTAGAAGACAAAGTTTATCAATACTTTTGCAATATACCTAAGGAAGATTAATTTCTTCTTTATCAGGGTGTACCCAAGAGGCAAGGGATGTTACTGCAAATGACACATGCGTGGGTTCAAATCCCACCACCCTGTCCATATTGAAATAAGATACTAGGCGTATTATAATTATAAAAGGAGATAGCCCTAATCTATCTCCTAATCATTTATTAGGGAGATGATGATATGATAAATTTAGGGAAATTGAGTAAACAAGGGAACGAGGTAATACTAGAAGAGTTAGAAAATGGATGTATAAAATGCACGTCACATTGTACCGATAAAGATGGTTATGTTAGAATAAGGTACAATAATAAACAAGAAAGACTTTTTAGAGTTCTTTATATGCAAAAATATGGCAATATTCCTAAAGGAATGGTATTAAGACACTTGTGTAATAATGCTTGGTGTTGTAATACGGAACATTTGCAGGTGGGAACATATAGAGAGAATTATAAAGATATGGCAAAGTGTGGGCGAAGCCGATTAGACAAACCAAATTTCTCTGCTCGTGGAGAAAGAAATAACTTTCATAAATTAACCAGTACACAAGTTAAAGAAATATATTTAAGTATGTTACCTTGTAAAGAATTAGCCAAGATATATAATGTAAGTAGTACAAACATAATATATATAAAGAAAAAGAAACAATGGAAATGGCTCACTGATGAATTAGATTAAATATTGAAAATAAAGATAAAGTGTGGTATTATGTACTTAGGGACAAAGATGTTTGTTCGCTTCCCTTTGTTCCTAGAGGACTACATCAATTTCAAGTTAAAAAAGTTAGAAAAAGAGGAATTTTCTTACTAAGACTACCAGTTTAAGGATTGGTAGTTATTTTTTTACAAAAAATATTAAAAAAATTACAAAAAGTATTTACAAATATTACAAAAAGTAGTATACTATACTTGTAAATTGAAAGGGAGGAATGAAAAATGATGAGTTATTCAATTTTAAGAACAAATATGTTAGGAGAAAAATCAATTATTTATCAAACAAACACATATGCAGGAGCAGAAGATTTCTTAAAGGAAATGAACAACAATAAATGCAAATATGGATATGTTAATGATAAGTATGAAATAATAAAATTAAACTACAACAAACAAATTGAAAAGATTGTTAAAAGAGTAGTACAAGAACATTACTGTTAAATAAAAGAAGGGATTAAATATAATATGAACTACACAAGTATTGATACAAAATTATATGAAAGAATAGAAAATCTTACAGGGACATCTTATGAAGGAATTAAGAGAGAGGACGACGTATTAGTAAGCACAGATAATTTAATAGGAATGTTAGAAACCTTGGCTATAGAGGTAGACATTAGACAAGAACAAGTTGATGATTTAAAACAAGATTTACAAGATAATTATAGACCGTTGACACCAAGTGAAATGGGGTGGGAATAATGAAAAGAAAACAAATTTTAGCTAGAATAAGAAATGTTAAAAGATATATGAAAATGCTAGAAATGAAAGAAAACTGGACAAATGCAGATTTTGATTTGTACGAGAGCAAAGAATTTGAATTGTATGCTCTTGTACAATTACTAAAAACAACTAGAAGGGAGGACGAGTAATGGCTAATTTCTTGAAGGAAACAAGAAAAACATTAAGATATTCACAAGCACAATTTGCTCAGCTGTTAGGCACGACTATGAGTAATTACCAAGCATATGAAAGCAAGAGACACAAGGTGCCAGATGAAGTTAAAATCAAGTTGTTCAGGCTAAGAGGAACAAAAGAAGATTTAGAATTAGCCGACGAGCTTGAAAAGATTACAAATTTATTTAAGTAGAAAAAAGGAAAGAGGAAGCGAATATGAAAAATAAAGAATTAGAATTTTTAGGAAAAATTAAACAAGTAATAACATTATTAGATGAGATAGACGAAATAATAAATGCTATACCAAGTACACAACAAAAGAATGATTATTTACTAAGTGATTATCTACACATAATAGAAAATGATGAATTTGGTACTGTTCTAGCTACTAATATCACAGATAAAATTAAACAAGCAAGAAATGAAAGAAGAGCTTGGAACAATATAAATTTAATAGCAAACACTTTTACAAAAAACAAATATAAATTAATTCAACCAGAACAACGAAAAGAATTAACTAAAATATTATCGGCTAGTGTTGAGAATGTTCATCAAGAATATAAATACAGAATATTATCAGAGCAAGATATTAAAGAATTATATAAAGAACATAAATTAATAACAGATACCAATACAGATACCAATAATGAAAAGAAAGACAAAAAGAAAAGAAAAAAGTACAAGAAAGTGTCAGTCACTAAGGAATGGCTAGAAGCACAACTAGAGACAAAAACTTGCAAAGAAATTGCCAAAGAATTGGAAGTAAGTGAAGGCACTGTAACAAATTTAAAAAGAAAATTAAATATAAATATAAGAGTTAGAAACAAAAAGAAGAATAGCTAGTCTTCTTTTTTTTTGATATAATAAATTTAAAAGGAGGACAGGCTATGTTGACAATAGAAAATGATAGAATATCTATCAATAAAGGCGATAGTGGAAAAATTATTTTTTCAATTTTAGAGAATGAAAAGCCAAGAAATTTAATAGCTGGTGACGTTGTCAGATTTGCGGTATATGACAAAAATAATTTAGAAGCGGAGCCTAAAATATTAAAAGTAGTACAAGTGACAGAAGAAAAAGAAGAAGTAGAAATAGAAATATCGGCAAGCGACACCGATTTTGTAAAGGACGCAAGTAAGCTCTACAAATATTGGTATCAAATAGAATATAACAAGAATGTAATTATAGGATATGACAAAAACGGAGCTAAAGAGTTCGTCATTTATCCAGAAGGGAAGTAATAAAATGGGAGAAAATGTAATAAAAATAACTGGAAAGATAGGAGCTTCACAAACATTTTATGTAACAGGAGATGGAGATTATGATGCATTAAAAAACATTCCTATTATAAATCTAACTGGAACAGATGAAGAACCTATACTATTAAACACACTAGAAACAGGCTTATACAGGCTAAATGGTATTTATAGGGTAAATGCTAGTGAAGAAGATAAAATGCAAGCAGATAACCGTTTAACAATAGTAAAAAAGGTATCTGACAATGATATTTACTTACAGATGTTAAATCCACAAGGAAATATTGTAGAATTTTATCATATAACAGAAACAGATACACTACATAAAAAGGTAGCATTAAGTAATTTAGCTACAACACAAGACATTCCTATAAAAGTATCAGAATTAGAAAATGATAGAAAATATATAACAGAAGAAGAATTAAAGGCTTTTGGTTATGCTACAGAGGAATTTGTTAAAAATCAGGGTTATTTAACAGAGGAAACAGACCCTACAGTGCCAGATTATGTTAAAAACATAACAGAAACAGACATAAAAAATTGGAATAAAGAATATCAATTACCAGTAGCTTCTGCTAGTACTCTTGGAGGAGTTAAAGTTGGAGATAATCTTGAAATAACAGTAGATGGAACATTAAATGCTGTAGGTGGTGGAGATACTGAAATAAAAGTTTTGAGTGGGGCTTATGATAATCCAATAAAATTATACGAGATTACAGAACAAGGGAAATATTTAATAAATGGTTATGCTACAGCAACGTCTGAAGCCTCTCCTGATAGCTACGGCCAAAATTCTTATATATTAATAGTGCTAAATGTTAATAATACTATATTCCAGTATATAGTAGGAATATTTAATAAACAGTTAAGGTTAAGGTATAGAATTGGAGTAAACACTTATTTTGTAGAACGAAATATCGCTTCTGCTACGGACACTTTTGAGCCATATAATGACCTATTAATTTACAATGGAAAGCAAATTGGTGAATATTATGGAAATAAATACCAATTAACTACTACAGATAAAACTTCTTTGGTAAAAGCTATTAATGAAATAAATGCCAAGATTTCTAGCGGAACTCTTGCAACAAATTTAGCAGAAGTACAAGGCTATGACGCCACTAAGACACAAGTACTTAAAAACATTAACGGACAATTTACGTGGGTAAGCGAGTAAGGAGATAAAAATGAAAAAAGAAGATTTCAAAAAAGCAACAAAGTACACATTGAATATTCTTACAATTGTCAATGCTTTAATAATAAACATAGCTCCGATTTGGAATATAAATGTTGACAAAGTAACCAATACTATAGCAGTTATTATTGCGGTATTATCTACCTATTTATTAGGAAATAAAGCAGTTGATAAATTTGGCAACAAAAATGAAAATTAAAGAAGCTAAACAAGAGAGAATAAGAACTCTAAAGAAAAGAATAAATACGTTAGAAAACGAACTCAACACCGTGTATAAAGAGCAATTAGAAGTCTTAAAAGCTAATAGCATAATGATTAATAAGCTCCAAAAATTAGAAGAAAACAATAAAAAACTTTCAGAAAAAATCAAAGATTTAAAAGCAAAAGAAAGGGAAGAATAAAACATTTTTCTCTTTTTATTTTCTTTAATATTTTACTTTTTAGTAAAAATGGAGTATAATAAATGCAAGGAGGTATGAAGATGTATAAGTTCAAAATTAACGAAGAAGAACTAAAAAAAGTGCTTGATGGTAGAACGAAAATTTCTATTGCAAAAAAAGTAGGAAAAACAAGACAAACAATCATCAATGTTCTTAATAGAAAATATAGTTGCCGAAAAGAGACGGCATACTGTATCACAAAAGCGCTTGACTCAGAAGCAGAAATTTCAGATTTTTTTACAGTAAAAAAGTGAGGAGAACAATAGAATGCCAAAATTCAAAGTAAACAAAACAAAAAACTACACAGTAATGAGCAATACACATTTAAAAGAAAGGAAGATGAGCCTAAAAGCTAAAGGACTGTTGAGCCTAATGTTATCTTTGCCAGAAAAGTGGGATTATTCAATAAAAGGACTAGTTAGTCTTAGCAAAGACAACGAGACATCAGTAACATCAGCGCTTAAAGAACTAAAGAATATGGGTTATTTGAGAATAAAAAAGTTAATGCCTAATGAAACAAAAACAGGCAGAATTGAGTATATATACGATATTTATGAAGAACCTTTTATACAAAAACAAGACCCCGAAATTCTAGGGCTAGAAAAACAAGGGGTAGAAATTCTAGGGCTTGAATTTCTAGGGCTAGAAAATCAAGGACAATTAAATACTAATGAATTAAGTACTAAAGAATTAAATACTAATAAATTAAATACTAAAGATAGTCCAGTTAGCAAACAGGACATTCCTTACAAAGAAATAATAGAATATTTGAATTTAAAAACAGGCAAACATTATAGGGTATCATCAGATAAGACTAAGTCATTAATAAAAGCAAGGTTTAACGAAAACTATACTTTAGAAGACTTTAAACGAGTAATAGATAATAAATGTAAAGAATGGCTAAAGAATGAAAAGATGAATGTTTTCCTTAGACCAGAAACATTATTTGGTAATAAATTTGAAGGATATTTAAACCAAAATGAAATAGAAGACAAAACAGGAAACAATATAATAGAAAAATTTGATAAAAGTGGCGAAATAAAAGAACTTACCGAAGAAGAACAGCAAGAACTGGATGACTTGATTAATGAAATGTCAAAATGACCGTTAAAATGGTTATTTGGCAAGCAAAATGTTGTCTAGGGTACAATTACACTAGAAACGCATAAAACATAGCTTTGTGAAGCTAAAAATTAGTAAATAGAAAGAAACGGGTAAAAATGGAAAACGCAAAAGAAATGTTTGAAAAATTAGATTATATAATGGACAGCGAACCAAGATTTGGTTCTCTAGTAAGTTATACCAAGTATTGTAAAGATGGTTGTTGTAGACTTTACGATTTGATTTTCTATAAAAATGGCAATATAAGCTTTGAAGAAGACTGTTTAACTTGCCAATTAATACAAGCAATAAGCAAACAAATTGAAGAATTAAACTTGAAATAGAAAGGACTGATATTATGCTTAAAATAAGAGAAGATGTTGATTTAAAAGAATTGGAAAAGTATGGGTTTGAATTAGATTATTATGATTATTATACAACTAAAAAGACAGTGGTTATTCATTGTTATTGTTATGAGTGCGAATGCAGTGAAGAAGATACAGGACACGATAAAATATACGAAAATAAAATAAACTTTATGGTAGACAAAAAAACTAGAATTATTACAAGAATGACCTATGGCGGTAAATATAGTTATAATTTTAATATTTTTCAACCACAAGATTATAATCTGCTATATGATTTAATAAAAGCCAACTTAATAGAAAAGGTGGAGAAATAATGAATAGGGAAATAAAATTTAGAATATGGGCAAATAACCAATTTTATTATAAATGCTTGGTAGGGAATACAAATGATACTGATGATAAAAAATATACTTGTCCTGCGGTTTGGTTAGATGACAGGAAAGAATGGGTTAATTGTGATAATGGAATTATATCTCAATATACAGGGCTAAAGGATAAAAATGGTGTAGAAATTTACGAAGGGGATATATTATGCACACATAGAATACAAGGCGGTGAAAATTCAGGGAATAGTTATAAGACAGTAAAATGGGTAAATGATAAACGTAAAAGTGGTTTTAATATAAGTAATGGTATTTCTAAAAACTGGGAAGTAATAGGAAATATTTATGAAAATGAGGTTGATTAAATGAAATTTAAAATGAACAATATAGAATATACAATAAAAGAAGTATCACAACAAGAATTTTGGGATTATCAAGTTGATGAACAAGATGGCTATTATTATGGGCAAAGTCATTTTCAAAATCAAGAAGTATGGATTGACAAAGATTTACCTATTGAGAAAAAAAGAAAGACTTTATATCATGAATTAACTCATGTTTATATTAGAGAATATCTAACATCAAGAGATATAAATCCTAATGAAGAAATATTGTGTGATATATCAGCAAACAGCCACGATATAATACACAAAATTGTGGAAGATTATTTTGAGGGAGATAAATAAAATGCCAATAATTAAAACGAAATCAAGATATAAATATGGTAAGACGGGGAAAGTTTATAAAAGTCGCAAAAAGGCAGTTAAACAAGGTCAAGCAATTGCTATATCAAAGAAGAAAAGAGGAAAATAATATGCCAGAGACAGTATTAGAAGAAGCTATAGAAGAACTCACAAAGATGTATATAAAGCAAGATGTTGCTGATAGAAAAAATAAAAAAGAGGCAATAATACAAATTAAAAGAAAAGACTACATAAAACAAGGAATAAATTTATTGAAATTACTTAAAAAGCAAAATTAATCTTTACTTTTTAGTAAAAAAAATGTATAATTAAGTTGAAAGGAGGAAACATAATGGAAAAACAACAAGTAGAGGAAAAAGAAACAGTTAATGAAGATTTATTATTGCTTAAAAAGATTGAAGAAGCTAATAAGAAAATCAAAAAGATTGACATTAAGGGGAGTCAATATGCGGGTGTCAATCAAAGAATACAAGCCTTTAGAAGTGTCTATGTTAGGGGGCAAATAAGAACTAAACTAAAAAGCTTAGAGAATGGTATATGTGTATTCAGAGCATATATTTACGATAATGATGGAGAATTAATTGCCACAGGAACAGCTTACGAAAAAGAAAATTCTAGTTTCATCAATAAAACATCATTTATTGAAAATTGCGAAACATCAGCAATTGGAAGAGCTTTAGGAATAGCTGGCTTTGGTATTGAAGAAAGTATCGCAAGCGCAGAAGAAATTACCAATGCTATTGAAAATCAAAAACCAAAGACGAAAGAAGAAGCTGGCAGTATAGTATTATCTTTCGGGAAACATAAAGGAAAGAAGCTAATAGAAATATTAGAAGAAGATAGCGAGTATTTAGAATGGCTAGTAGATAATTCTAAAGACGAAAATATAAAGACAGCTATTAATATTCTTATACCACCCTACACAGAAGAAGAAATGGCAGAGAGATTAAATCTTATGGCAGAATTAAATCAACAATTTATTGAAGCAGAAAGATTAAATCTTGGTTTAGACAGAAACGAAATTTGTAAAAAATACAATGCAAATTCAACAAAAGATTTAACAAATGAACAAATAAAAGATATTATCAAAATAATTTCCAAAAAAATAATGGAAAATATAATTAATTAAAATGAAAGTGAGAAAAATATGAAAACAAAAAAAGAAAAAAATTTTGATGAAATGAACACAGTTGAGAAATTAGACTACTTTGCTTCATTAGAGCGAGCAGAAAATTGCATAGTGCTAGCTAATGATAAAGATGGAAAAATGACAAATGTGACAATGTTTGGAAGTGCTGTCGATTTAAGTAGTATGTTAATTGGCGCATTACACATTCTTTACGAAAATGGTTTGCCAGAACGCGTAATTGATGAGATACCAAGATTAGCTAAAAGCAACAATAATCAATTGGAAGAAATTGAAAAAGAACTAACAGAAACAGAAACAGCTAAAGAAGCTTTAATGAAAATGATAGACCAATTAATTGAAAAAATGAAAGAGGAAGAGAAATGAAAAAATTGAACGAAGAAGAAGTAAGGAAAGTAGTAGAAGCATTACAAAAATCAGATGTGGCAATTGTAATCACAAAAAATCCTGATATTATTATAGCGAATGGAGATAAAAATGCCATACTTTCTCTTGCTACCGCATTTATGAGAGTGCTTTATGAAAATAATGCTATAAATAAAGAAGCGGTAGATAGATTGCCAAGTTTAATTAAAGGCACACCAATAGAATTATTAGAAATTTTAAAAGAAGTAATAACTAAAAAAGAAAAATAAAAGAGGAGATTAAAAAAATATGGAAACGAACGAAACAGAATTAAAAATAGGCGATAAGGTATTAGTAATTGAACCAGGATTATTCAAATCTGGAACTACAGGAATAGTTAAAGGCTTTAGCGATGACGGTAACGTAGCAGTTGAATTTTCAAGACAATTTAAAGAAGGACATGACTGCGATGGATTATGCTCTACTTCTAAAGGTCGCTGGTACTCAAAAAATTATCTACAAAAAGTAGAAGAACAAGAAACAAAATTAGTAAAAGATTTAGTTAAAGAAGTAGCGAATTTGACAAAAGAATTAAAAAGAAAAGAGAAAATACAAGACACAATCACAACAGCAGTAATTGATAAAGCTAAAGATTTAGCGGTGGAAGATTTACAAGAATATGCAAAAGAAAATCTTGATAAATTTATAAGAGAAACTTACGGAATATTGCCAAAAATCATAAGGTTAGAGAAAGAAGATAAGCATAGAGAAATAAAAGGTATATTTCATAAAGAGTTTGAAAATATTTGTAAGATAGTAAATAGTGACATACCTTTAATGTTAGTAGGTAGTGCAGGAGCAGGAAAAAACTATACACTAGAACAAGTTGCAAAAGCTCTTGATTTAGATTTCTACTTTAGTAACGCAGTTAATCAAGAATATAAACTAACTGGATTTATTGACGCAAATGGTAAATATCACGAAACAGAATTTTATAAAGCATTCACAAAAGGTGGAATGTTCTTCTTAGACGAAATAGACGCAAGTTGCCCAGAATGCTTAGTAATATTAAATAGTGCCATAGCCAATAGATACTTTGATTTTCCGACGGGAAGAGTAAAAGCAAATGAAAGGTTTAGAGTAGTATGTGCAGGTAATACTTACGGAACTGGTGCTGATATGGTGTACGTTGGAAGAAACGTACTAGACGGTGCTACTTTAGATAGATTTGTAGTTTTACAATTTGATTATGATGAAAATGTAGAAAGGCAATTAGCTTATGATGAAGATTTATATTGTTTTATTAGAGATTTAAGAAAAGCAATAAATGATAGTGGGCTAAGATACATAGTTTCAATGAGAGCCTTAATAAATGCTACAAAACTATTAGAAATAGGTGTTTCAAAAGAACAAATTTTAAAAACAACAATAATTAAAAATATGCAAATTGACGATTTGAATACAATTATAAATAAATTAAATAATAGCTATAATGGTTGGTTAGAAGA